TACACTTTTAAATCACATTGAACTTTTATGGCTTTTAAATTGGAGAGAGGATTAATGAATAATATATCTAACATTTACAGGATATAAGTTATGGATAGAAAAAAAGTGACAGAAACCGATAGCTTTAAATACAGAGTTAACTTAGGTCACGAAGGTATTACTCTTTTAAAGAAAGAATACCAACTTTTAGAGTGGTTCAATACACTTAATCATGTTGAACGTGGTTGTTGGTGGGACGCAGATTATGATGCACTAAATTCTCTACTTAATTTTATACGAGAAGAATATAATATGGTTCCATCGAAATGTCCTGATGGTAGCATCAACCGTTATACTTTAACTTATGCAGGAGATCCTGATGAATATTGCGATGAATAAAGTTATTGAAGATATGGTAGCTTATAACATTGACTATCAGCCTGATCCAGATTATACTGGACTACATGACGATTTAATTCGATTAGGTTTAGATTCTTCTGAGGTTGAATATGTTATGAGGAGAGTTGCTGAAGGAGAGTTGTAGTTTTTAAGGTAGCTTGCAGATGTTAATAGGTAATATGGAAACCTATACACAGCTAACATAGACCATTTGTAAGCTACCTTAATTTTATTTTAAATAAGAGGATATTAATATGAAACATACAGCTAAAAGCATGGTGATGAAGCCAGAGTTTCGATCAAGAGTAGTTAAAAATAAAATTAAATATGATCGTAAGCGTAAGACTTGTGTTGAACCATATGAATCTTATTTGGATGATGAGATTTCATACTCTGATATAGACGTTAAGTTAACTGGTGATGATGAGCCAGTTGATTATGATTTAATTGCAGACAAATATCAAAACGGATATTGGGAGTAATATTATGGAAGTAGAAAATAAATTGGGACTTGGTATTATAATTACTAGTTTATCTTTTTGGATATTCTATGCAGTATGGGAAGCATATATATTATGAGTATTAATGACGCAACACCAGAAGAGTGGGATACTTTAAAAGCTAGAGGGCCAGATAAACCAGAGGATTGTTTAATGAATAAACCAGTTACTAAAGCGGAAGATATAAAAGACAGTACATTTAAAACTATAACAGGTAGTTTATATCATCCGGCTGATAGTATGTTGGACAAACAAATGTTTCCTGAAGAAGATCCTGTTAATCATCCCCCTCATTATAACAAAGGTGGGCTAGAAGCTATTGATTACATTGAACAACAACTTGAAGATGGATTTGCAGATTATTTAGAAGGCAATGTATTGAAATATATGCATCGTTGGAGGTATAAAAATGGTATTGAAGATCTTAGAAAAGCTAAATGGTATTTGGATAAACTTGTGCAAACAAACTCATTTAATTACGGCTAGTATTTTATTATTTGTTATACTATTTTGGCCGACTATATTATTGGCACAAGATACTGAAGAATATTGTTTAGCTGAAACAGTTTATTTTGAAGCACGTAATCAAGAATTACTAGGACAAATTGCTGTAGGTTTAGTAGCAATGAATCGTGTTAAAAGTAATTCTTTTCCTGACACTTTATGTGATGTAACTAGGCAAGCAAAACGTGATAGTTCTGGCCGCATTATAAAATATAAATGTCAGTTTAGTTATTATTGTGATGGGTTGTTAGAACATGTAGCTGAAGAAGAAGCATGGTCAACAGCCCAAATAGTTTCTAAAGTAGTAATAGAACAAAGCCATAAAGATATTACAGGTGGTGCTTTGTATTATCATTCCACAAAAGTAAGTCCTTATTGGATGTCAGCTTTTCAAGAAACCGTACAAATTGGAGATCATATATTTTACAAATGAATAAATTATTAAACAAACTGATAGCTGATAAACCAATATTACAATCCCCTTTACATGGGTTAAATCATTATCATAATGTATATGAAGCCGGATTAGATATTGGCACACATTATAAAGCGGATCTTAAAGTCATTAAATATTTTGCTTACTTACATGATTGTTGTAGACTTAATGAAGATACAGATCCTCAACATGGTAAACGTGCCGCACAATGGATAAGACATAACTTAGAGTTTATTAAATTAAATTCTTCACAGATTGAACTCTTATTAAGAGCTTGTGAAATGCATACATATGCTAAACCATACTATGAAGACACATATGATATTACAATTCAATGTTGTTTTGATGCGGATCGTAGTGATATAGGTCGAGTTGGTTTACAGGTAGACCCATCTTATTTATTTACAGATTATGCAAAGGAGAACTATGTCTACTAAAATAATAACTTCTCCCGAAGGAAAGAGTTATACAACAGAAGAAATTAAAAATAGTAAACGAATAACGAAAAGTGCAACGCCTAAAGGTACATTAGATTGGTATTTAAAATGGATAGGTAGCGTTATATTTATTATAGCTGTTACAGTACGCAGTACAGAAATACCAGAGCTTAAAATTGTAGACTTAGGTTTAAGTTTTATTGCCACTATACTTTGGGCTGTCGTAGGTTTTATATGGAAAGATAGAGCAGTAATGTTGATTAATGCAGTTGCTTGTGTTATACTACTAACTGGTTTATTAAAACATTTTTTTATGTAAGGGAAATATATGAGTATAATTTACGGAGATTTTGGTAAGAAAGAAACAAGCTTAAACCATAAAATTAATCTAGCATTAAAACAAGTTCCTGATTCTGATGATGAAAACGCTAATCAAACATTTGTATTAATTGTAGATACTGGATCTAATTTTAAAATAATATCAGATGTTGAAGCTCCTGAATTTAATATCATGTTAGATATTGTTAAGTTTACTGTACTACAACAAGCATATGAATTTTTAAAGGAGAACCCATGAATATGCTTCATCCTCAGTTTTCTAGTAATGAAGAAATGATAGAGGATTATGTTTGTCAGGCTTTTGTTATGGGTATGGGAACAACAACACCAAACAAAAATGTCTTGACAAATTTTATCAGTTGGGTTATAATCCAACACAAGAAAGACGGTGAAAAAATCACCGAACAATACGTTAGGGATAAGATCCCACAATATATTAACTTTTTATTTGCGAAAGCATAGGAGAAATAATTATGGCAGTAGTTGAAGGATTTGCTTATTGGCCTTTTGTAACAACACCTAATACTAAATACACACCAGAGTATAGTGTTAACTTACTGGTAACACCAGAGGTTGCGGATAGCTTTAGGAATCGTGGATTTACTATAAAAGAAATGGATGAAGGCCCAGCTTTAATGATAAAGCGTAAGGTAAATGGCCCTGAAGGTATGATAAGACAAGCACCTAAACTGTTAGACCGTTCTAAAAATCCTATTGATGTATCAGTTGGTAATGGATCTAAAGTTAAAGTCCAGTATAAAGAATGGGAAAGTACATGGAATGGTCAGCAATATAAAGGACTTGATTTTCAAGCTATGCAAGTACTAGAGTTAGTTGAGTATGGCGCACCTGATGGTTCTGAGTTTGACATTGAAGATGACGATGGAGATGAACTATAATGAGTAGTATGACATATACTTATGAAGATAAAAAGTATGATGTTCAAAAATTAAGTAAGGAGGGACAGCAGGTATTTACTATACTTGCTGTTGCTCAACGTAAGGCAGATGAACTTGGTGTAGATACTACTATAGCTCAAGCAGCAGTAGTAGCAATGCATACAAAAATGCAGGAGTATTTAAGCGATAAAGCTTTAATTAAAGAGGATGCATAATGTCTTTTGTAAAACTAAACCAACCCTGCCCTTCTTGTGGGGGCAGCGATCCTGTTGCAATAAACGACAATGGATCAGCAAAATGTTTTAGTTGTGGTACATTTTTTAAAAATTATTCTGAAGCTTCTGGTGGAAACGTGTCTGATTTCTCCACCTACCAGAGAAATAATAATAATAATAATTCCACCGAAGCTTCCTTTAATGCTTTAATAGATCGTGGTATATCTATAGAAACTGCTAAGAAGTACGGAGTAAAATCCGTACTATCTTCAGATGGTTCAATATATGAACACCACTATCCGATGTATATAAATAATGAAGTTGTTGCAACAAAGATAAGAAGACCTAATAAAGAATTCTACTGGCGTGGATCAAGTAAAGGAACTAGCTTATTCGGTCAACAACTTTGTCAAGAAGGCGGTAAATACATTACAATAACTGAAGGTGAGTGTGATGCTATGGCCGCTTATCAATTGATGGGTAGTCAATGGCCTGTGGTTTCAGTTAAGAACGGTGCGGAAGGTGCAGTTCGTGATGTAAAAGATAATTTAGAATTTTTAGAATCCTATGAAACTATTGTTATTAATTTTGATAATGATAAAGTAGGTCGGGAAGCCGCAAAGAAAGTAGCACGTTTATTAAAACCTGCTAAAGCTAAAATCTTACAGCTTCCAGAACAGTTTAAAGATGCTAATGAAATGCTAAAGCTTGGTCAACATAAAGCTTATGTATCAGCTTGGTGGGCTTCAAAAATATATACACCATCAGGCGTTTTAAATGTAACAGATCAACGTACTAACTATAAAAAGCGTGAGCGAAAAGAGTCCGTACCTTATCCTTGGGAGGGATTAAATTCTAAATTAGAAGGCTTACGTCAAGGTGAGTTAGTAACTTTAACTGGCGGTACAGGTCTTGGTAAGTCAAGTGTAACAAGAGAGTTAGAACATTGGCTTGTTCGTAACACTAAAGATAACATAGGTATTATCGCACTTGAAGAAGATTGGCGTAGAACAATAGATGGTATACTTTCTATTGAAGCTAATGCTAAATTACATATTGATAGTATACGCTCTGAATATACTGACGATCAATTAGATGAATTGTTTGATATTCTTTATGATGGTGAGAACAAAAATCGTGTTTGGGTTCATGCTCATTTTGGAATGAATGATTTAGATAGTATATTCAGCAAGCTACGTTTTATGATTGTAGGTTGTGGATGTAAGTGGGTAGTTGTAGATCATTTACATATGTTAGTGTCTTGTTCAGTTGAAGGTGATGAGCGTAGAACTATAGATAATATTATGCATAGACTACGTACTCTTGTTGAAGAAACAGGAGCAGGTTTAATTCTTGTTTCACACTTACGTAGAATAGATGGTAATCGTGGACATGAAAATGGAATTGCTACTGGACTATCACATTTGCGTGGCAGTCAATCAATAGCTCAACTTTCCGATTGCGTATTATCATTAGAACGTAATCAACAATCTGATGATCCTATTGAATCTAGCACTACAAAAGTTCGTGTATTAAAATCAAGATATACAGGTGATGTTGGATTAGCAACAAGCTTATATTACGATAATAATACAGGACGTTTAGAAGAAGTTGACTTAGGTGATGTTGATGAAATTCAGGTGGAACTATGACGGAATTAGTATTTGACATTGAAACAGATGGAATTAATCCAAATAATATATGGTGTATCTCAACTGTAAATACAAAAACAAATGAGGTTATATCTTATGGCCCGGATAAACTAGATGATGGTATACAGTATTTAAAATCAGCAGATAAGTTAGTTGGTCATAACATAATTGGATATGACATTCCAGTTATAAAGAAACTAATGGATGTAGATTTATCTAAGTACGCTAAGATTGTAGATACGTTAGTTCTTTCTAGATTATTTAATCCAGTACGTGAAGGTGGACATAGCCTTGAAAGTTGGGGTTATCGTGTTGGACATAGAAAAATAGATTTTGAAGAGTGGGGTATGTTTACTCCAGAGATGTTGACTTATTGTGAAAATGATGCTATACTTAACAACAAAATTTTAAAGCAATTAAAATTGGAAGCAGTCGGCTTTAGTGGTAAGTCGGTACGTTTAGAACATGATGCTGCTGGAGTAATTTCAGATCAACGAGAACATGGTTTTCTTTTAGATGTTCCGAAAGTTACAATGTTAATTGCAGAGTTATCTGAAAAACTTTTTAAAGTTGAAAACATAGTACATGAAACATTCTTACCTAGAAAAGTTAAGACAGTTTTAAAAGCTACCTTTACTAAGTCAGGTGCGTTATCAAAGATGGCAGCTATTCAAGGCAGTACAAAGAAAAGCCGATTAACTTCTGAAGAGTATGATGAGATAGCAGTTAAACGTAGCATTACCAGAATAAATGAGGAGCCTTTTAATTTAGGATCACGTAAACAAATAGGCGAATACCTTATTGATTTTGGTTGGAAGCCTACTAAGTTTACACCAACTGGTCAACCTATCGTTGATGAAGGAACACTAAGTAAAATAAAACATATTCCTGAAGCAAAACTTATTGCAGAGTATTTATTATTACAGAAACGTCTTGCTCAATTAAACTCTTGGTTGAAAGAAGTAAATGATGATAATAGAGTACGTGGTTTTGTAAATTCAAATGGTACTATTACAGGACGCATGACACATAACAGTCCTAACATGGCTCAATGTCCTAGTGTAAGATCACCTTATGGTAAAGAATGTCGAGAATGTTGGACGGTTCCTGAAGGATATAAACTAGTGGGTATAGATGCTAGTGGTTTAGAACTACGTATGCTTGCACACTACATGAATGATGAGGCATATACAAATGAAATATTGCATGGAGACATACACACAGCTAATCAAAAGCTTGCAGGGCTTGAATCAAGAGATCAGAGTAAAACATTCATCTATGCACTCATCTACGGAGCCGGAAATGCAAAACTTGGTTCGGTGGTTGGAGGAAACAAAGAAGATGGCGAAAGACTTAGAAGACGTTTCCTTGATAATCTCCCATCATTTAAAAATCTTAGAGACAGAGTTGACAGAGCTTCAACAAAGGGATTTGTCAAAGGATTAGATGGTCGAAGATTATATATAAGATCAAAACATGCTGCGCTTAATACTTTATTACAGGGTGCAGGTGCTATTGTTATGAAAGAAGCTATGAATAATTTAGCGTCTTACATTGAAAAAGAAGATGCACAGTTTGTATGTAATGTCCATGATGAATGGCAAATAGAAGCGCATGAAAGTATTGCTGATGAGATTGGAATGGCAGGAGTTAAATCAATTACAGAGGCAGGACTATCTTTAAACTTACGCTGCCCCTTAACAGGAGAATATAATGTCGGATCAAATTGGGCTGAGACTCACTAAAGAAATGTCAGATAGTCGCAAAGGAGATTTTGCAGAATTTTATGCAGTTACATGGTTATGGGATCAAGGCTACGAAGTATTTAAAAATTGTGGTTGTGATGGTATGGTTGATTTAATTGCATGGGATAAAGAGAATGATGAGTTTATTTTAATTGATGTAAAAACTGTCAGCTTAGATAAACGCAACGGTAGTTATACTAAAACAGGAAGCCGTACTCCAGAACAAATAGAAAAAGGAGTACGTTATTTAAAATTTAATCCAATAGATAGACAATTACAATTTACGGAGCATAAAGAATGACTTGTCTTAATACACTAGTAGATGACATCAATAAAAGTTTAGAAGGTTTATCAGATGGTAAACCTTTAAACATAACTGAAAAAGATTTAGATTTAACAATGGATCGTATACGTTGTAGCATACTTGAATGGGCTGAACCATCAGAACGTAACTCTACATTTAGTTTAAGAATGTCTAATGTTGGAAGACCTGCTCGACAATTATGGTTTGAAAAAAATAAACCATTAGAAAATGCAAAACCTAGTGCTGCTACACAAATGAAGTTTTTATATGGTCATGTACTTGAAGAATTACTTTTAATGTTAGTACGTGCAGCAGGGCATACAGTAACTGATGAACAAAAGGAAGTAGATATAAATGGAATTAAAGGACACATGGATTGTAAAATTGATGGTGAGGTGGTTGATATTAAAACTGCATCTAAGTTTGCTTTTAGTAAATTTAAAAATGGAAACTTACATGATGATGATCCGTTTGGGTATATATCACAGTTGGCTACGTATGAAAAAGCGGAGGATACACATAAAGGTGGCTTCCTAGTTATTAATAAAGAAGGCGGTGATATTTGTTTACATAAGCCTGATGATTTATCTAAGCCTAATGTAAATAGTTTATTATCTAGTATTACAAAAGCTTTAGATTCTAAAATGATGCCGCCTATTTGTTATGCTCCAGTAGCTGAAGGTAAAAAAGGTAATATGAAAATACATAGGAACTGTACTTATTGTCCTTATAAGTATGAATGTTTTAAAGATTCTAATGATGGTCAAGGATTAAGAACTTTTAAATATGCTAGTAAGTTAGAGTACTTAACTAAAGTAGTTTCTGAACCTCGTGTAGAAGAGATACTCTAATGAATGCTAAAAAAAGTAAACAAGTTATAAATAAATCTAATGAGCTTTTTGTCGCATGGCTTAAAGGATTATTACGCAAAGAAGAAGCAGATAAAGTAACATTAGATAACTATTGGAAATTTCTTCCAAAACAAACTCATGTCTTTGCAAACAATCAATGGTGGTTAGCAGCATATAGTCCAAGATGGATCTCTAGAAAAATTAAACGTATGTTAAAAGCTGATCCATTATTACAAATAAATAATATTACTTTAGATGATTTAAAAAAGAATGAGAAAGCATGGAAAAGAATAGAGAAAACGAATCCTTACCAGACTTAGAGGTTTTAATTTTAATTTGTGCTGGATATATTTCAAGTGGTAAACCTTTTAGTGAACAACTGTATATGGATATTAAGGAAAAATTAGATGAATATTTTATGGAACAGCCGGGTACAATTCATTGAAACCTAAAATTAAAAGTGGTCTAAGACGTAAACGAGTTCCTAGACCTAAAGAAAAAAATGTAGTTACTGGATATGATTCTAATTGGGAGTATGAATTACACACAGGTATTTTTAATCAGTGGACTTTTCATACTAATAAAGTTTCTTATACTGTAGAGCATACATACGAACCAGATTTTGTAAAACAAATAGGTGATAAAACTATTTTCCTAGAAGCTAAAGGAAGATTTTGGGATCATAATGAATACAATAAATATGTATGGATTGCTAAAGCATTACCAGAAGATACTGAACTTGTATTCTTATTTGCTAATCCTGAAGCACCTATGCCTCAAGCAACAAGAAGAAAAGATGGAACTAAAAGATCCCATTGTGAATGGGCATCTTCAAAAGGTTTCCGATGGTTCAGTGAAGATAGTATACCTGATGATTGGATAGATGTAACAAAGCGAGGAAGTTTTGATGACGAGTGATAGAAAGCAAGAACGTATTGATAAATTTAATCGACATAAGAAAAAGAAAACAGATCAGCGTTTTACTGAAGGGAAATTTAAAGCACCAAAAAAACGTAACAAGTACAAATTAAATACTCAGGATTTAAATAATTTAGAGGAGAACTAATGGAAGGCTATCAACAATACATTCATAAAAGTAGATATGCTCGTTATCTACCAGAATTAAAAAGACGAGAAACGTGGGATGAAACTGTTCAACGCTATGTAGATTTTTGGAAAGAAAAATTTAAACATAAGTTTAATGATATACCATATGATAAATTATATGATGCAATTTATAATATGGATATTATGCCTTCCATGAGAGCGTTAATGACGGCAGGAGAAGCTTTAGATAGAGATAACGTAGCTGGCTTTAACTGTAGTTATATTGTTATAGATAGCCCTAGAGCTTTCGATGAAATGATGTATATACTTATGTGTGGTACAGGCGTTGGCTTTAGTGTTGAGCGTCAATATATTTCTAATTTACCAGTAGTAGCAGAGGATTTCCATGAAACAGAAACCGTTATTCACATCGCAGATAGTAAAATTGGATGGGCGAAATCGTATAGGGAACTGGTATCGTTGCTCTATTCAGGCCAGTTACCCAAATGGGATGCAAGCAGAGTTAGACCTTCAGGTTCCCCACTTAAAACTTTTGGAGGTAGGGCAAGTGGCCCTGAACCTCTTATCGACTTGTTTAATTTTACAGTTGGAATCTTTAAAGGAGCAGCTGGAAGAAGACTTACATCCCTTGAATGTCACGATCTCTGCTGTAAGATTGCACAAATAGTTGTTGTTGGTGGTGTACGTAGATCAGCTTTAATATCTTTAAGTAATCTTACGGACGATAGAATACGTAGAGCCAAGCATGGTCAATGGTGGGTTGATGAACCACAAAGAGCATTATCAAATAACTCAGCATGTTATACTGAGAAGCCGGACTTTGAAGCTTTCTTAAACGAATGGAGTAGTTTATATGAAAGTAGATCTGGTGAGCGTGGTATCTTTAATAGAGTAGCAAGTCAGAAACAAGCGGCTAGAAATGGGCGTAGAGATCCCGAACAAGAATTCGGTTGTAATCCATGTTCGGAAATAATTTTAAAACCTAACCAATTTTGCAACCTAACAGAAGTTGTAGTAAGACCTGATGATACATTAGAAACTTTAAAACAAAAAGTTAAGTATGCTACTATACTTGGTACGTTTCAAGCTACACTTACAGACTTTAGATACTTACGAAAAAGTTGGTCTTCTAATACAGAAGATGAAGCATTGCTTGGTGTTTCACTTACTGGCATATTAGATAACCCTTTATTAACTTTAAAAAATAAAAACTTATCTGAGTTGTTGGAGACATTAAAAAATGAAGCTATCGAAACAAATAAAATATGGGCTAATGAATTGGGTATTCATCAGTCTGCTGCTATTACTTGTGTTAAACCATCTGGAACCGTATCCCAACTTGTTGATAGTGCAAGTGGAATACATGGAAGATACGCCCCCTATTATGTACGAAGAGTTAGAGCCGATTCCAGAGATCCATTATGTTCAGTATTAGAAGAAGCAGGGGTTCCATCTGAAACAGATATTAATTCACCCACCACAAAAGTATTTAGCTTTCCACAGAAAGCACCTACTAAAGCGGTGTTTGCTTCGGATCAAACTGGAATGGAGCAACTAAAACTTTGGGAGACTTACCATGAACATTGGTGTGAGCATAAACCAAGTATTACAGTTTATTATCGGGACAATGAGTTTCTTGCTATTGGCGATTGGATTTATAATAACTTTGATACTGTATCTGGCATTTCATTTCTTCCCTATAGTGATCATACATATGAGCAAGCTCCATATGAACAGATTACAAAAGAAGAATATAGTAAACTTATAAAAGATTTCCCAAAAGAATTTGATTGGGATATTGAAGAACATACAGATAGTACGGAAGGATCACAAACATTAGCTTGTGTAGGGAACTCATGTGAGTTATAATAGTGGTACAATAATAGGATTTAGACTTCTTATTGATGGAGAAGGTAACTTAGTTTCTGAAAAAACTGAGTTACCTGATAAAGATATTGCTAAAGTTTTTAGAACTAAAGGTGATCAATATATAATACGAACAGCAATAAGAAAAGCAAAGAACCAACTTGATAAGATGCATAGTGAAATAGAAGCAGAAATTGCTGCAACGAATACGCCCAATATTTTAAAATATTAAGGCTCCGGCTACAAAAGCTACGCAACTAGCAAGCATTGCGACTTTGTAATCATCCCAAAAGAAAATAATTTCTCTTTTAATTTTTGCTTTATCTATATCCATTTAAAATTCTCCTATGCATTTTATTTCTGTTATCCAAGATCTAGGTATTACTAATTCGGCATCGCCTTCAGTAATATTTTTATTATCATCTATAATTATGTGAGGACAAACCATGATAAACTCTTCGTTGTCTTCTAAGATTATACCGCAAGAAATAACGGTAGCAGTTCTAAGTTCTTTAAGATCTTTTAGATCTCGCCAACCCATATTAGAACCACCAGCGGCATCTTGCCATTTAATTAAATATATATCTTTATTCATTTAATCAAATATACTTGCAAAGAAATTTGATATAGGTCTTTGCCTTATTCGATGTTGGTTTGTTTTAGTCCACTCTTCTAAAGTTGGAAGATTGTTAAACATTTGTTTATTAAGTCCTAATGATTCAGGAGTTCCAAGATTAACTCGCAAAGATGGGCCAGTTCCTTCTGATGGGCCTAATACCTCACCTATTTTATGAGCAAGTCCAGCCGTAGATATTTTTCTCCTACCACTATCATCTGTTGTAAAATAATCTGCAACGGCATTTGTTAGATATTTTGTTTTTTCTTTTATTCCTTGAAGTTTATTTATCTTTCCTCCTGTTCCTGTAGGAAGATCATATTCATCTGGAAGTATTAAGTTATTTCCATCTCTTACTAAATCTACTTTACCAAATGTAAATTTTAATCGTTCAGAAATATCACTCCAATCTGGCATCTTTAAACTATAGCCTACTCCTTTACCACCTTGTTTATTATAATTACTATAGCTTATTCCTTTTTTACCTTGATTTAATCTTCTTGTTGCCAAATTCTGCATATATTTTAATTCTTCATCCTCTAAGAATGATTCATCCCAAACACCTTTATCAAAAAAAGATCTTAAATAAACTTTTTCTGGTGTACTAAAAGGTGCGCCCCTAACTAACGGATTTAATAATGAAGATACACCTGTTCGCCTTGTTGTTACCCCTGTAGTTTCTACTTCAGGTTGAACAGGTTCAGGTTGAACAGGTTCAGGTTGAGCAGGTCTACGTATTGATTGTCGTTTCTGCTGTAAAATTTCTTGTCTTGCTTTAGCTCTATCAGTTATTCCAGTTCCAATATCTTGAACTTCAATATTAAATAATTCACTTACTGTATCTTTGGCTTGTTGCCAAATACTTTCATTAGGTATATTTTTAGGTTTATCTATTGCAATTATATTACTTCGCTTTTGTTGTTGTTGTTTTTGCTGTTTTTCTTTGTGTGCTGCAATTTTTTGTTGTGTTGTTCGTTGTCCAGCTTCAATATTTTTCCTGACCTGTTCTTCAATATCAGTTATAATATTTTCTTTTCTTGGTGTTGTTTTTTGTTGTGGGGGTCTACGAATTGTTTGTGTTGTTTTTACTTTTGGTTTTTGTGTTTCTTCTTTTGGAATAATAAATTTGTCACCAACATAAATTTTATTAACATCTTTTATATTATTTACTTTTGCAATTTCCTCTACACTTTTTCCAAATTGTTTTGCAATTTGACTAAGCGTATCTCCTTTCTTAACTTCGTGTATCCACATTTTAGGTTCTTTTTCAAACGAAAAAAGTTTAGCCCAGTTCCAACCACTAGCGGCTCTAACCCTACCACCTTCAACATAGTTCTGTCTTGGATCTTCTATGTTATATCTGGCCTTACCTACTGTTTTAAACTGTTGAGGATTAAATGTAATGTAAGACCAGTAACGATCTCCTTGGTGTTTAATAGCTTCTTCTTGAAATCCAGTAGGATTATATTTACGTATAACTTCTTCATTGTCAATTAAATGATCAGTACTACCTGCCATTGGAGTTTCTTTAATATTAACATATTTAATACCATCAAATCCAAAAGAACCTAACCATCTTTGAAAATCTTTATTTATGTTATATGTACCAAACAGATGTATTAATTCATTTATATATCTTACATTTGGCTGATCATCAAATTTATTTTTAAGATTTAATACGTGAAAATCTTCTAAATCTTTAGCTTTTTTTTGTAACTTATCTAATCTTTCTAATTGGCTGGCATCTATTTCAAATTTTTTACCAATTGTTTGTGCCATAGCTTGTAAAAAATTACTTAAAAGAAAATTATATTTATCACCATCACTGGTTGGTTGTAGAATATCAGCTGCATTCCAATTTCCCGGTTCATCAAATGCAAATACAAGAGGGTTTCTAATTCTTACCCAACCTTTAGTTATTTGAAAAGGTTTCATAGGAGTATCAGGATTTCTTAATTCATGGTACATTTTAGTACGCCAATCAATTTCCGCTTGCGACCAAGGTTGACCGCCCCGATAAGCAATACTCATAGAATCAGGATCTAGAAGTTCATCTATATCTTCCTCTAGAATATGTCCCTCTTCTTGTATTGGATAATAAACTTCCTCATCATAATCTTTAGGAAAATCATCAAACTGTTCATCTCTGTAATAATCATCTTGATATTCTTCTTCAATGATTTTTTTTTCTACAACTTTACTCATAACATAATCTTTATCTTTCTTTAATTCTTTTGACATCTTTTCTATAATAATTGAATACGCTTGTCCTAATTCTCCTGAATGAACTCCTACTTCATTTGCAAATGGATACCTTTGATCCCAATCATACTCACCGCCTGAAGCAAATCCACGATAAGCTGGAACCTTAACCGAAGAACTATCCACTAATTCTTCTGTTTCTTGATAGGCAGCGTCTGGTTCTTCTGTACCTGCTTTTGTAATAGTCGGGGGTTGCCCTCTAAAATCTTTCGTTAAAGGATGTTCTCTAAGAGTTTTCTGTGCTAATTTTCTAAAGTGTTCTTTTTTATCTAGATTTAATTTATTGTAACCTGAGTGTCTTGAGAGTTGCATGTCAATAAATTTATCTAAATCTGGATCAACTTCAATATCAATTTCTTCTTTAAAAAATTTAAAAGTGTGAAGAATATCAGAATGTTTTTGAAGTAACTTAGCAGTAATTTCACTATCAAGTTCTTCTGATTCATCGTGTTGATCACGTAATTTTATATGTTCATTTCCTCTTTTATTGAGTTCACTCCAATCTTCATCAGTTAATTTATCTACATCACCTTTAACTCTATCTATAGGAGAAGTCCATATTTCACGCTCTAAAATTTTTGCTCCATACTTATATAAAGAATCTCTCTTTACTTTATCTTCAACAGGAATTTGTTTTTTTTCAGCAAATTTTTCAATACTATCAGATACCTCTGCTGCTATATTATCAACAACTTTTGGCTCCATTAAATCATCAGAATACTCAACTATTTTTTTCCGCACATAATCAACTACTGGTTTTTTAATCGGCTTTAATAATGCAGACGCTCCCATATGCTACTCCTATTGCCCTACAAACGTACTAAATTCTGAACCTGTATCCCAATCAGGAAACAACTCACCTTTAATTTTATAATCTAATGATCGAAGATAGCTAGTATAATCACGCATTGTATCTTTACCGAAAGCTGTTTTGCCTAACGTATAGCCGGGAATCTTTTGCCCTACTAATGAAGCAAAATCTCCATGTAAAAATTTAATTGCATCTGTACCAATTGGCCCTACAAATGCTGCCGGATAAGCTCCTAGTTCTCTTGTAAATATACCACCTTGCTTTGCACGTTTATATGTATCATACATCATTGTAAGGCCACCCCATCTTGCTGCGGCTTCAGCCCCAACTTCAAATACACTTTTCTTATCCCAATCTTCTCCACCTTTATCTCGAACCCAGTTGTTATATCCAGCAACAAAGGTCATTAACATTGCAGTTGGTACTAATTTTTCAGCAGCTACATGTTTATCTCTTACTAATTGTTTATAACCTTGTTTTAAAATAGTATTAGTAAATGCAGTAGGATAACCCATTAATTGTCCAACTAAAGGTCTTGATGTGTCACCTTGTAAACCGCTTGTAAATGCTCTAGGTTTAACACCTGATTGTCTTGATACATCTATAATAACATTTCCTGAATATCTTGCTGCACCTTGTAAAATGTTGCTGACATACCATTCATTCTTTGTTGTTGCTCCTTTTTTGTACCATTGTAAAGCTTCATCAGCATCAATACCTAAATCAGCTAATCTATCTTTAGCTACCATTGCTCTTTTAGAATTAATTTTACCATTAGTTTTAGCAAGTAATTTAACATTATCCATTATCATGTGCTTACCGCTAATAAAAGAAGTAGTTTGAACAAACTTTGTCCATTGATCTAGAAAATTTAATCTAAAGAATTTATTACTTACGTTTTGTAATCTTTGATTTCCTAATCCTTCGCCAGCTAATCTGTCTGTCATAGATGTTAATGCTTGTTCCATTACAAGTCCAAAGCGTTGCATTTCTAAATATGCTTCATTAGCAGTTAAACCGAAATCATCCATAAGTTCTTTATGTTGATTATTTGTAACTCGTTTGAAACTCATATTAGCTGCATCATGTATACCTTTTAAAGTATTAACAGTTCCAGCTTGTCCAAAATTTAAAAGTATTTCTGTTAAACTAGATACAGTAGCTAGTGGTAAATAAGCTAAACGATTTGCTAACGCATATGAATCACTTTTTACACCACTAGGATTTAAACCTTCTCCTGTTAAACCACGATATAAATCACGAAATCTTTCACGTTCAGCTTTTGTTAATTCTAATCCTGCTTCTTCCATATCATCTTTAATAGTATTCCTAACAGGAAAACCTTTATTTTTTAAATCTTTTCGACTTCCATTGATCCATCTTTCCATAAACTCATCTTCATTACTTACACCTAAAACTCTTTTCTTAGCTAACATATTAGATGCGCCTTCTATATAACGTACAAATCCAGAATGAACATCATCATTTAAAAATTCTTGATACTTTGCATCGTATTCTAAATCATTAAATTTTCTTTTATTTAAAAAGAAGGAGCCACTACCAGAGCCACTACCTGTGTATAGCTGATTTTTAACATCTAACATTTCGTTTATCATTCTGTAAGCTTTCTTTTTAGTTTTTGCTTGTCCATCTTCCATTAAAAGTTTTGCAAATTTTTCTTTGTTCTTTTCAATAGCTGATCTTTTCCATTCTCTAGGAACATAATTATCAATCTTTTGAAATTTAGGATTAGCATCAGCAAGCATATCACCTATATTACTATACAATTGTTTCATTCTTATTGCTGTTGTATTAACAGCTTTAGAATAAGACCTATCACTAGAATATACACCACGCATTGCTTTCATTAAGGCATCATTTACATCATCATTCATTTGATATTTAACTTCTAAAGTATCAAGTATGCCTGATCTTCTAAACTCTGCAATGTCATTTGTTACACCATAATATCTAGTTAATAAACCACCAAAAATACTACGTTGTTCTTCACTTAAATCTCGATGTACAACTTTTTGTTGTCCTGCTTTTGTACCAATCTGATATTCTTTTGTAATTAAATCAGCTAAAACTTTTGCAGTTGGTGATGCATCCATGTACGGAGTAATAAATGCTGTAGCTTTTCCAAACGCAATCTTTGAAGTAAAATTTGTTGCATGTTTTAACAATTGACGTTTAACTTCACCAGTTAATTCACCTGTTGATTCTGCTTCAGCAGCAGCTAATAAATCTCCTAAGACTTTATCTTGTGTGGCTTGTCCTCCACCTATTTCTCGTATAAATCTTTGGAAGTCTTTTGAGTCTTGTAATTGTTTTTCAGTTATTTCTTCTGCTGACTCAAAGAAATCTTCAATGCCTTTAATTGTTTCAATATTTGTTGCGGTAGTTGTGTTAATAAAACTAGGATCAGCTGTTTCTAAACTTTTAACAATTTCAGTACTTGGATCAATTTCATCGACAGTTAAATCTTCTAGTTGTCTAGAAGTATCTACTGGTGAACGATTCTTCCAAGCTTGCCATCCTTTACCTATACCATAACCAACCCCACCTAATGCCGCACCAAACCCTGCTCCCATTGCTGTAGCTAATGCAACTTGATCAAATTCTATTTTAGTTTTTCTACCTGTTGCAATTTCAACATCTTGTTCAAGATAATCTACTGTACCTGTTTCAGCTGCACCATAAGCTGTACCAGCTAAAATAGGTTTTTTAGTAATTACTTCTTTAATAGGTTTAAGAACTTTACCAGCTTGTGCTGTTTTAGCGACAACACCTGCACCACCTAACGCTAATGAAGCTCCACCTGTAGGAACTAAACTTAAAAGTGTAAGTATACCTTCTGGACTTGCAACAAAATCTGTAAGATAATCTTTAGTAGCTTCTAATCCTTCACCAAAACCAGATATTTCTGCTTTATCCCAATCATCTTTTAAGTCATTGTATGCTTGTTTAATATTATCAGGTGCATTTTCTAATATATTTTTATCGGATATTAATGTTGAGATACGCATAACACGATCACGCATAAATTCAGACATATCATCATTGCCACCCCATGCTCCAAGATCATATGCAGTTCCATGTTTTTCATAATAATCAGTAAGTAATTCAAATCTTTTTATATTTTCTGGATTTGTTTCAAAATCCGTTACTGTATATTCATGTGGTTCTTCCACTACTGATTTACCTAATGAGGGCTGCGAAGAACTTTTAACTAGTGTATGCTGTAAAGGCATACTAATAATTGGTTCTATTTCTACTGGTGTATCATCTCTAGTAGTATGCGCTAAAGGCATACTAAAAGTTTTTTCTTCATACTGTTTTGTCATAATCTTGGATCTTCCTGAGACATAGATTCAAATGCTTTTATATTGTCTGGATTTGTTTCAAAATCCGTTTCTGTATATTCATTTGGTTCTTTTGGTTCTTTCTTTGAATGATGTGAAGAATTTTGTAAGAAAATATCATAAATTGATACACCATTTTCTTTTACCATAAATGCATTTGGATTTTGCCGCATAAAATCTAAGTAACGTGACTGCTGCATAGGAGCTATCTTTTTAAATTGTGATACATATGATACAAGTTTTCTATCAAGAGCTTCCGCTTGAGGTCTACTTAAAGACATATTTAAACTTTCAATAGCAGCTTTAAATAATAACGGATTAGCATAATCGCCATGAGCTATGTTAATCCCTGAACGAAGACGTAAAACTGAATTAACATTTTTATTGCCTATTTTATCCTGCCACCATGATACATCAGTTTTATCCGCAGCAGGTCTTGTTCGTCCTGCCGCTAAACCCATAGTAAGCATTCGATCAGCTACTTGTATTGCGTCTTCGTCTGTAAGATTATATATATTTCTTGCATTACGTCTGTATAAAAAGACTCTAGCAAAAAAATCTTTATTCATTGCTTTTATATTTTCAGTTTTTTTAGCATCAGTTTGCCCTTCTGTTTGCTCTGTCATTAAATCATCAAGAATTTTTTTATCGACAGAATTACCTGTAGAATGAAAACGTGCTTGTTCTGCCTCACGTAATTCTTCACGAACCATAGTAGAACTTATTGGGTCTGTTACTTGTCCTATTGAATTATCAACAGGTTTTCCATTTTCATCTAAATGTTCTAAAGCCATAGTACCTTTTATTTCTTTTGTAACAGAATCTCTTACAACAACAACTGGTACTTTAACACCTGTTAAAAATGGATGATCTCTTTCACTAAGTTCGTGTTCATCTGGCTTTTCTGGAAAATTTCTAATTGTTTTAGTAACTGGATCAACTGGCCCATAATGTGCTTCCAAATGATCTCTTATTTCTTTTGCTTGTATGCCTCTGAAACCACTACCAACTAATGAATCAAATTGTTTATCATATTCATCAAAGCGTTCATTAAACTGTCTAAGAACTGTATCTGTTTTTAACAATTCATCAGCATCAGGTACACCGCCTCTACCAGTAATCAAATTAAATGCTTCAGTTAATCTTCTTGCTTCTTGTTTTCTACCTGCACCGATAAGTTGATTCCATCTATTATTATATGCACCTAATACATTAGTATCTTCACCTGCTAGTTCTGTTAGTTTTCTAGACATATTTACTATTTCCTTTCTATTTTTTAAATATTCAGGAAGATCTTCATCAACATGTCCTGTGGCAATAGTTAACGCTTCAGCCGCACTTGCTCTTGGCCCTAACATTTTTGTAACCATAGGTAAGTATTCATTTTGAATTGCGTGTTCACGCCAGTAAGCTTCAGGGCCGCCCTTATGTTTCATTGCTTCTTCTTGTAATCGTATTTGTTCTGCGGCATTAGCCATAATTCTAGTAGCTTTAGCTTTATTATCAATGTATGGCTGTTGAGAAAAAAACTGTTGAGTTTTATTAGCAAGTGCAGTATCAGTTATATCTTGATACAGGACTCCACCCAAGTCCATAAACAAGCCCATCATCTGTTCTTTTTCTTTATCCTTCCTTGCTTGTTTTGCAATTTCATTATTACGTTCTTGAACACCTGTATAAAGTGCCGCTGCTTTTTCACTAGCAGGAACATTTGTCGGAGCCGTTACAATTTTTACCATTTATATATCCTCACTTATCCAGTAAGCTTTTTCTTTCTGCTAATAAACTATCAATTTTTTCCTGTGGAATTTCTTGAATATCTTCCATAATTTCTTCAGGAACTACACCTTCAGGTATATTTGTAATATCACGTTCAACATCTTTTAATTTTTGACTTTCCATTCGTTGAGCAAACGTCATATTTTTTGTTTCTTCTTCATAATCTTCTGCTATTTCTAAATCTTCATCTTCAAAAATAGGCTCAACACCTGCTCTTTCTGCAAGAGCAAGAAGCATATAAATAAGAGGTTCTGCTAGTAACATCATTAAATTAGAATCCCATTTACCTTCTTGAAAACCTATAAATAACATTCCTTTTACTAAATCAAGCAGGGGAACTTTATTATCTAATAATCGAATAATATCAACATATGTATCTTCTTCAATTAAATTACTCCATATTGATCTAACTGCTTCATGTGGATTTGTAAATTCTGGAGGACGTTCATAAGGAGCCGGATCACTTGGATCAGCCGTTAAAGATTGTCCGGGTATCGGGAATAAACCTTTTTGATTAATTTCCGCTATACGTGGATTCATGAAGGTACTCCTTGTTGTTGTTCATTACCAACCATAAAATGTCTCCATTGATCCCATACTGCTGTAGCACCCCAATATCCTCCATTTTGCATACTTCTGTTATAGTCAGCAGCACTTGCAAGTACATCTGTTGTAGTGTCTGCACCAGTACCCATTTCAGGCATATCTCCCATTACAAAAGAATAAGATTTAGGGTCTGGACGATCACCATATACTAATTTATCTGCACCTTTTGATGCTACTTGTGCTACACCTGTAGTTAAAAATTCATCTCCCATACCTAATAAATATTCACCAGTTTTTTTACCGTCAGTAATAGTTGATGTAATTTGATTTTTAACATTAACTAAATAATCACCAGCTTTTTCAGCCCAGTTTTTTTCTGTTTTAGCTAGTATGCTATCAGATTCTCCCAATGCGTGATTAATATCAAAACCATCAGCATTAGCTTGTTCTATAATCTTATCACTTACATCAAACTTAGCCTTTCCTTGAAGGCTAGATATTGTAGCTTGACCAGCATTATAAGCTTCGTCAGATACATTAAAAGAAGGAGAATTAACTCTTGTTTCAAGTGTATTTATATTAGCTCTTGTCTCATCTAAAAAAGTACCAAAATCTTTTGCTGGTGTAGTAAATATATCGGCCTCTGCTAATTTAGGATTTTTAAAAATATCTACTTGTTCTAATTTAGATTCTGGTTTAAAGATATCTGCTTCTTTTAATTTAGGTTTAAGTAGTCTAGCTTGTCGTTGACTATAAGTTTCATTTAGATTAAAACCTTCAAAGTCAAAACCTTCTCTAATACCACTAAACATTTTTTGAACATCCTTAGACATCTTATCAGCAAATTGACCATTCGTTAATTTATATTGATCTAAGCTCCAGTTCTTTCCTGTTACGGCATTGAAAGCATCATCTAGTCTTAGGGATTCTGCAACTGTTCCTACTGTATTAGTAATAGCATCTGTTACACCTTGAGTAATGCTTTTTACAGGTTTCATTACTTTACTGCCAACATTAATAGCAGCATTAATAAATTTACCTGCTCCATTAACAATAGGTGCAGCAATACCAGTATAATTAATCATTCCTTCTGCTAACATTCCCATTAAATCTGGTAAACCCGGCAGTATAAAAGACATAGCAATTTGACCTAAGATTCCAATCTTACCCATAAATTTACCAACAGCTTTAAAAGCTTTCTTAACGCCTTTAACTACACCTTTAACGCCAGTTTTAATTCCTTTCCATGCTTTACTTAACCAACCCATTTTTTTCTCCTATACATTTACAACCGCAGTTCTATCTAATCCTAATGCATTTTTAATTCCAGTTATCATACTACCCATATGAGTATATTTACCTTTTTCACCTGCGGCTGATTCATTTCCAATCGCAGCAATATATAATTGAGTAGTTCTTGTTTCATCATTTTCATATGATTGTCTAATATATGCAGCTTCATCACGCAATTGTTGATATAAAAATGCTTGTTCCGCTGCGGTCATACCAAAAGAATTTTGAACATTAATTCTATTTGCTTCATTTTGTGCAGCTGTATCAGCCATTGATGCATTACGTAAATAATTAACATATGCTTGTTCAATTGCTACTTGATTTTGTGTATTAAATTGATAGCGTTGATCTTCACGTTGCCGATTAAAAATATCTAATTGCTTTGTCATTTCAGCTTCAGTTAATGCAACTTGAATATTATTACCTGATACTCTAGCATCACGTTGCTCTTTTAATTGTTGGTTAAACTGAGTCATTTGATTCATATTTTGTTTATTATTTAACTCTGTTTGTTGTGCAAGTTGTGTCATAAACTGATTAACTTGGTTTTGATTTGCCGCATTAAATTGTGCTGCTGCATTAGAAGCTGACTGATCAGAAAGTAATACTTGTTGCTGTTGTTGAGCTTCTAATATTGTAGCTTGCTGATTAGCATTAAACTGAGCCATATCCATTTGTAAAAATGTTTGAGCATTTTGAGCTTTTAATCTTGCATTACCTTCTAAAGTTGCTAAATCCATACCAGCCATTGCTGTGGCTTCTTGCATTGTAGCTTGTTGTCTAGCATTGAAATCAGTAAGAGTCATTGTTTGCATAAATTTACTATTAGCTAGTTCAGTCTGTTGTATTTCATTAAACTTAGCCATATCTAAATTAGCAACTGTCATAGCATTTTGAACCGCACGTTGTTGATCAACATTAAGCTGTGCCAGATTCATTTGACTTGCAATTTGAGCCGAAGTAGTATTTACTTGTAACAGTTTATTTAAATTAGCAAGTTCTGTTTGTTGTGCTGCCGATAAATTTTCAGATTCTGTTTGATTAAGAGAAGATAAACTTGCTAACTTTATTTGTTGCTCATTAGAAAGATTAGCAATTTCCATTTGCTGTTTAAAGCCTTCATTCTTTGATAAGAAATCCGCAGCTATTTGCATTTCAGCTAATCGTTCTTGGTTCTGAGCCGTGACATTTTCACGTTCTGTTGAACTCATTATTTGAAGTTCAGCAAGTTCTACTTGTTGTTCATTACCTAATTCTTGAGCATTTATAGCTTGTTGGTTTTGAGATTTTATAACCGCAGCTTGTTGTCTATTTTGTAAATCTTGTAATCTTGCAGTTTGTTCTCTTTCAGCAGAAGTCAGCATAGCTTGTTGTGTAAACTGACTTTGAAGGGTTGCCATATTCTGAGCCATCTGAGCCGTTTGAGATTCTGCTGTTTGTCTATTAGCTAAGTTTGACATACGCACTTGCATATCAGCAGTAGCTTGAGAAAGATTAGCTTGTTGCTGATTTGAAAGATTTTGTGCTGCTCTAGTTTGTAATGCTTGTGCATTAGACTGAGCAATAGGCATAGCACTTTGAATAATTGCATTAAAAAGTGAATCTCTACCTACAGAAGAAGCAGCTAAACCACGTTGAGCTAAGTTACTATTTGCTAGTTCTACCGCTGGTCTAGCCCAAACAGGTACTTCACCTTGATCTATACTAGCTAATAAATTTTCCATTTGTGAAGATACTAAAGCTTCAGTTGGTAAAGCCGCTATTGCCGCTTGTACTTCTACTGGTTGTGTATCCATTTGAGCCTCTACTTCAGCCGGATCTTCTACAACAATAGCCGTCAAATCTGAAGGAATACCACCAACTTCAGCAAGCATATTAGCTGCTGCACCTTTTGCAGCTTCACCTTTAAAAGTTCTAGCTTGTGCCGCAGCATAACCAACTTCTTCTTCTATACGTGCTGCCTTGCCTTCTTCAATAGGTGTTCCAATAATAGCATTACGTTGTTGTACTCTAGCATTATCAGTCGCTGCCATTGTAGCAACTGTTCCAGTAACAGGATTAATTTTAGCTTCAGTTGATAAATCAAAACCCTGCGATGTTGATAAAGCTTCTACTTCTGCTAAACGATTACGTTCTGCCGCTACAGCTTCTTGAGTTAAGCCTTCATTTTCAATTAATTTTGCTACTGCTTCAGAACTAAGTTCCCCTTTAGCAGCTGAAACTAATGCAGGATTTTCAACTTTATAAGCATCATATGTTCTAACTTGTTGATAAAGCGAAGGATCTTGTGCTTGTTGTGCTACATTTTTTCCATATGCAGTAGAATAAATAATAGGTCGTTTTAAACCAGAAGTTGCATCTCCTAAATTAAAAGCATCAGATATATAAGCTAAAGCATCTTTTCTTTTATCTGCCGAAGCAGTAGGAATTTTTTCTGCTGTCATTTCTAATGGTGTACCATACTCAGGTCGTTGTAATGGAATACGAGGCCCAAAACCTCTATCTCCTACAACACCTGAAACACCCGGCCCTGTTTGTCCTGTTTGTTGCTGTTGTTCATAAACAGCAGTAGCTTTCTCCATTAAAGGATTCCACCATTTTAATTGTTCTTCAGTAGCAGGTTGCCACCTATAATTATTCCATCGTACTTCTGCTACGCCTGTAGTTGGATTATACCGTCCTTGAACAATCATAGGTCTACCATCTTCAGTTGTATACTGCCTTGAAAATACTGGCCCTGCTGTTACTCCAGTTTGCGTATCCCAACTATAATCTTTATCTTCTCCTCCCGGCCTACCCATATTAAAAAATCTTGATTGTTTTTGAGTTTTTTGTTTTGTTTCTGCATCACTCCAATCATCAGTAACCATTTCTGGCGGTTCTCTTCTTTGCCCTGTTTCTATATTTTGTGGTGGTTGTCCTGCTGGTCTAACACCACCAACAGCTATGTCACCACCAAAAGATTGTCCTCCAAATTGTTCATATAGTCGGTTATATTCTGCTAATACTGGCCCTGTTAATTTAGAAGGATCTTTTGTGTCCCAAGCGTTTTGAAGATCTACTTGTTGTTGAGGAGTTGTTTTACCCCAAGTACCTTTATAACTAGGTATTTTATCAATACCACTCATATCTATATATTGTTCAAGACCACCAAAACCTACATTAGTTTCATCAACTTTAGCTTGTCTAAAACCTTTTTGATACTCATGCGTAGCAGAATCTACTCCAAAGTTTCTAACTGCTTCGTTTCTTGCCATATTCTGAGCGTTTGAAAGCTGTCCTATTTTTACAGCAATGTCTTGAGCTTTTTCATATTCACCTGCTTGTACTAAACGTACTTGTTCTTGCTCTGCCCTTCTTACTACTTCAGCTTGGTTAGGAGCCATAGTACGTGTTGAGTCAGGCGTTTGATAATGCATTTTTGCTAGGTTTTTATATTGTGCCGGAATAGGTTGTTTTGCAATAGGTGTTCTAGGTGGTATGCTATCACTTCTGTCAGTTGTTGTTGCCACAGGTGCAGACGTAGATATAGTAGGCGTAGGTTTTGGACGCAATACTCCACCAGTTTCATCTGGAACTTCAGGTGTTGGTTGTGGTTTCGTAGGTTTAGGCTTTACAGAAGGTTGAGTTCCTAAAACATTTGAAACAGTAGATTGAAGAGTAGACTTGACAGGCGGTTTTCTAACTGAAACAGGCGGTTGAACTACAGGTGGTCTTACAGGCGGTTGTACCACAGGTGGTCTAACAGGCGGTTGTACTGGAGCAGTAGGGGAAAAAGTTGGAGGCGTAAAAGTTCCTCTAGTTCCAGTAAAACCAGATGTAGGTTTTGTTGTTGTAGTAGGTTTTGGCGTAGGCTTCTTAGCTGCTTCTTGTACTTTCTTTGCCTGTTCTGTTGCTTTTTTAATTGCCGCAGCCGACAAACCACCAAATTGTGCTTTTTTTCTGGACTTTTTTCTAGCCATTTATATTTCCTCTAATACGACCAAATGGCAGGGCTTGGATAATCCTCTGCCATATCTAAATGAATAAATCTTCCTGTTCCTTTTTGATTTACACCTATACGATGTATACCATGCTCTAATGCTTTTTTTATCACTGTTAAAGCTTTAGCTCCACTAACTCCTATATCAATTGCCTTTCCTGTTGTATGCGCTCCCGGCCCTTTAGATTTCATTAGTTCTATTGGATGTTCTTCGCATCTATAACCTGATGTTACAGGAAATGGAAAGTCACAATCTTCTCGTAAAGAATTTAAAACTTTTAAAAAATCTTTATCAAACTTTTCCTTACCACAATGTTGGCAAGATAGTTCATCTGCTGTAAAATAATTTTTTACCATTTTACTTTATCAGCCCAATATGCAGCAGACATTTTTCCTTTAGAAATATTTTTAGCATGTCTAGCTTTAAAACTTTTACGTTTAGCTTTCATTCGTGCTGATTCTCCAGCTTTAGGTTTACCTGCTGTTTTAGCTCCTTGCTCACCAAATCGAATTGTTTTAATTTTATCTCCTACTTTAGCTACAACTATATGAGATTTTTTAGGATGACCCGGTGTACGCTTTGGTTTATTATAACCTGATACTCCTGCTCTTTTTAATCGAGAATCTTTTGTAGTCATTCCTGTTTGCCTTTACCTAAAAACAAACCAAACACGGCTGTCATAGCTCCAGTACATACAGATACTAAACCAGCCTGTTCAAGTGTTGGAGCTTCTAAAGTTGTGAACCAATGTATAACATCCCAACAAGCTAGAGCCATCATCAATACTAGGAGTCTTGGCACTATACGCCACTTGTCAAATTCTTCAGGACTCATTTACGCATCTTCATTAATTTGTCTGCACCTCTAATACCAAATGACGCACTGACCGCAATAAAAAGGAGATACGAATACCACTCAGGGAGGTTAGATAACGCATCAAATGATGCATGAACTCTGTCTAGTACAGCAGGATCATTAAACGCAACTGCATAACCTACCATAAAGATGGGAACGGCTAATACAAGTGTCCAAAATTCGTCTTTCCAGCTTGACCCTGATGCGGCAGCCATCTTAGATTCCCAATCAGCATCATGTTCTATAATAGCCATCTTAGCTTTGTGTTTAGCTTGGCTTTGCTCATGCTTATTGTTCATCCATGTACCAGCAAGATTAGCTACTGGCCCTACAATTGCGCTAAATATATTCATATATAATCCCTTAAATTAAACCGTAAAACTTTCGCCACAACCACATTGAGCAGAAACATTTGGGTTGCGAAATTCTAGTCCAGTGTTTAAACCTTCTCTTACAAAATCTAATTCAGAACCATCTAAATAAGCTAAACTTTTAGGATCAACAAACATTTTTACTCCACTATCTTCAAAAACTAAATCCTCTGGAGATACTTGATCTACAAATTCAAGGATATAACTTAGTCCTGTACAACCTGAAGGTTTAACACCAACACGAATTCCTAATCCATGTCCACGTTCAGTTATTTGATCGTTAACATAATAGGCTGCTTTATCTGTTATGTTTATTGCCATTAAGTTTATTCTCTTTGTTTTTGTTTAAAATCTTCTATTGCTGCTTTTATTGCATCTTCAGCTAAGACTGAACAATGTATTTTTACTGGTGGTAAAGCAAGTTCCTTGGCGATGTCTGTATTTTTAATTTTGATTGCGTCATCCAAAGACCTCCTTTTAACCCATTCTGTGAGAAGACTAGAACTAGCAATAGCAGAACCACAACCATATGTTTTAAACTTTGCATCTTCAATAATTCCATCACTATCTATTTGTATTTGTAGTTGCATTACATCGCCACAAGCAGGTGCGCCAACCATTCCTGTTCCAACCTTCTTGCTGTTTTTATCTAAACGTCCTACATTTCTAGGATTATTATAATGATCCATTACTTGTTCACTATATGCCATATTAATCCCTAAATGTTGTTGTCTGTGCAACCAATACAGGTTTGCAATATCCAGTTACTTTAGCTTCGTTATCTTCTATTCTATCTGCAAAATATCGACATCTATTTATATCTCTAAAATGCATACCGTTAGTTTTTATTTCTTCTCCTTCTATAATTACTACTAGAAGAAATGCCATTATTCTCATTTGTAAACTAATAAAGCTAATAAATAAATAACTACTGCTAATTCAATTGCTAGTATTGTATGATATACTGTCCAGATTATTGGATACTGTTTTGCATCTTTTAACTTCATCGTGTATAGTTCATTAATAATTCATAAAATCCATAACACAATGCTAAACATATACCAATACCAATTATACTAAATACACCATCTAAATACATTCTTCTTCTTCTTCTTTGCCTATAAACTAATCTTTCTCTTTTAGCTTTAATATCTTTACGCATCTGTATCATTTCACGATACGTTTCAATTCCATATACAACTACAATTAAATCTCTTATGTCTTTTTCTTGTTGCTCTATTTTCTTCTTAACGATAATAGCGTTTAAAGCCTCTTGTTCTACTGATCCATTATCTAAAATCTTTCTAAATAGTGGAGGATTTTCACTTGCTTTTTGTGCTTCTTTTATGTCAGCGGCATAACCATACCAGCGACCTAAATGCTGTGCAACATCTTCAATTTCCCTACCAGCTTGTACAAGTTTTTGAACGCCCTTGAAAGCCGTTGTCGCCATCGACAATAGAGCAAGCGGTTCCATTTATTTTCCCATATATAATATAAAAGATATTATAGCTGTTAGTAAAATCCATCCAAATCTTTCGGTATTTTTTATAAAATTTCCTTGTAAACTTACAGATTCTTTTAAGGCTTCTAAATCATCTTCTTGTTCATCGGCACGAAACTCTAATCTATCTATTCTACTTGTTGATGATTCAAGGCGTTCTTCAATACGTGCGCCCATAATAGCTACATTATCTAGCTTCTTTTCAATTCTATCCAATCGTGTTTCGTCCATATCCATAAACTATTATTGAGGGCAAACAGGTAATTCTGTATTTACACCACCAACACCTATTACTCCAGATGTTTGATTATTTACACAGTTAACACCAGCAACCCATACAGTGTTAGCATCTTCTATTTTATTAAGTATATTATCTAACTGTGCATCATAGTTAGGAATTGAAATACCACCAATTGCATCAAGAATACTTTGAAAATTACTAGTGTAATTAGGAAACTGTAAGTTGTCTAAAGCGTCTAGTACAGTAGATGAATTTCCTCCAGAACCACCATTAATACTTGCTAATCCTAATCCAAGTCCTAGATCTACTGCTTGTTGACCAGATACATTAATTGCATCATAAGAACCTAAACCAAGGTTCAACATGTTATCGCTGTTATTACCTAACATGTTATATAGGGCTGTAGTTTTCTGACCGTCCTGTTGAATCCTAGCAAGGTTAGATTGCATTGCATAACGTGCCGTAGACTTCTGTGCATCTGAACTTATCCACATGCTTCCAAGCGATCCGGCAACTGGTAGTACCGCTTTAGTCCATTCAAGAGCTACTGATTGTTGTGGTATTACTTGTGTATTAGGACTTTGCATAAGTGCTAACGCCATTACTGCTGAACCTGCTGCGCTATTATCGCCTGACGCAGCTATCTTTGACAATGCATCTGCTTTAGCTTGTTGTGCTTGAGCTTGAGCAATCGCTACGTTCTCTACAGCTTGGTAATATTCCATACCTGCTGTCTGACAACCTGCTAAAAATATTGATAACACTAATGCTAAAATTTTCATAATCTTAATCCTCTTGAGGCCAATTCTGTCCTGCCATAACTGTTGCCAATGCATCTACATCTGCTGCATTAGCTATTGCTGTTTCTAGTCTTGCACATTCTGTTATTACTGCTGCACGATAGGTAGCTGTTGCGC